CAGGATATTCTTGTAGAGCTTTTTTTACAATAGCAACATGACCCTTAATAGGTGGTTTAAAACCCCCACCAAATATACCAATAATCTCGTTTTTTTCTTCTTCGAGAATAGAGTTAACTAAAAATTCTGTTAATTGGTTCATGAAACTAAGAATGACTTAAGTTTTTGTTGTGCTTCTTCTGCGCTTACTATTTGTTGAATAGCACTTTCAACATTTTCTTTAGACATTAAATTTTTAATATCTTGTTGAAGTTTTTCTTTTTGAGCAGCTAATCTGGATTTAGCTTTTTCGTCTTTAGGTTTAGTATCTGTAGGAATATAAGGGACAATATATTTGTCAATAATATCATCTAAATCTTTAGAGCTAGCTAATTTTTTGTCTTTAGTAGTAGCTACAAATTTATCACCAAATAAATCTCTATATGGTTCGAAATTTTTAGTTACATTAGCCCAAGTCTGCATTACAATAGAGGGCATTAAACTTCTATCCTCACCTCCAGAACGTTCAAATCGGTCTTCGTTTTTCTTAAGTGATTTTTCTAGTGAAGAATAAACATAAACCATAAATACCTCATAACCCGCAGATTCTAAAGTATCTTTAAGTTCAGCTGTTTTTTTATATGAGGCAGCTGTGCCATCAATTACGATGTTTTGTTTATTTTCGATTTCTTTTTCTAGTCTATCTTTATAGGTTTTTTGAGCGGCTTGCATTGCAATAGCTGCTTTACTTCTACCTTCGGCATCTGCTTTTTTTAAGTCTAAAGATACACCAGCATCTTTTAGATTTTTAATAAAATCATCATCAATGTTTAGTGTAGTTAGACCTAACCCTGATAGTACGTCTCCAACAATTGAAGTTTTACCAGCACCGGGAGCACCAGCTAAGATTACAGCTTTAGGGGCACCTTGTGCCTCTTTTAAGAGTTGAACTAGTGAAATCATTTAACGCGCGTTTTGTAATAAATATTACAGATCTCGTTTCACTTGCGTTCTAAATTCAGTAAAGATTGGTTTATGTTTTGGATTTTCTAGGTCAAATAATTTTTTAACGGTAAGAAAAATATCTAGGTTTTCTTCTTGGCTGCGAGGTGACTCATACATTTCCCAACCTTTACCTTGCATTTTACCAGTTGCACCTTTACGTTTATTAGACTTTAACCAAAGGATACCATAACGATCTGCTTCTTTACCATAACATTCTTTATACATTTGACCATAAACAGCAGTTTGTAAATCGTATGTAGTTTGAAGATTATTAGATGTTTTTAAATCTACAATCCATAACTCACCATCAATCTCTAAAACCAAATCACAAGTACCGGCTACTTTAAGTTCATCTGAGAATAGGTGTACCTCAGTTTCAATTAAGGTAGGTTTATATTCTTCCCAAAAATCTACAAAACGTAAAAACATTTGCCAAACATCAGGATGATATTTTGGGCGACCATTGTCTCCTAAAAATGTTAATTCTTCACCTAATAAAAATGCTTCACACATCTCGTGTACTTGTGTACCTTCATCTGCTGCTTTTCTTACAATGTGATCAGCAGAATAACCTACTTTTTTAAGCCAATCCTCAAAGTATTTACCTTTTGGATAAGAACCTAAAACATAGGTTACAGATGGATAATACTCCCCGTTACGTCTATAGTAGCGTGAGTCGGGCATGGTGATTTGTTTTGCATCTTCTGAAATCTCTAGGATTCTGTTGTAAGAACGCTTTACATTTCGTTTACTCATACGAATTCTAATTTTTTAGCCATCAAGTCGTATTGACTTAAAGGTAGTGTATTTTGAATAAGGTTAGTAACAGCTTTAAAGCCCATCTCGGATGGGTCTTTTTCTTCTAAGTCTACTAAATATACTTCCTTACCTTCATTCATTAACTGTTCACAAAACTTAACGGCATCTTGTTGCGCGTCCTTATCTAAAGCTATATATATTTTTTGTACCTGTGAGGTAACAATTTTTTTCATTAATTCTCTCTGGATGTGTTTACCTAAAAGTGGGATAGCATTTCGCTTTACAGCTAAAGCATCAAACATACCTTCAACCAAAATTAAGGGAGACGACCAATTTATAAACAGCTCAAACGGAACTGTATCCTTACTCATTGGGGGATTTTTATATTTTACTGGTGAGTGGGGATTATAGTTACGGGCTACAAAGTAATTTAGCGATCCTTCGTGGGAATACGACGGTATAATAATCATATAATCGTAGACACCGCCATCGCAATAACCAATATTGTAGCGCATTATATCCGCTTTACTTACGCCACGTTTTTTTAGGTAAGCTAAAGCTTGTCTACCCTTAATATCTGATTTGGTTAATTCGAGTAGAGGTTTAAATTCTTTAGGTAAATCAATTGATTGAACTACTTTAGTATTATCTCTATAATCTTTGTAAGAGACATGCTTTTTTACTTCAGCAATTTTATCTTCTGGGGCTTTAGCTTGTTTTAATAAAGTAACTAGGTTAGTTCCCTTTTTATTACAAACCCAACAATGCCAAGGATTCTTCTGACCATCAGTAAAATTAACCTCTAATTTAGGTTTAGAATGATGGCAAAAGGGGCAATGATATGCTTGATTACCTCTTGCAGTAGATTTACCTGCTCCTAAAACGGAGTTTACTATATTAACTAATAAATGGTTTACCATATAACGGTAAATGTAATAACCTATTTTTGTATATCAAAGTCTTTTGTGAAAAACTTACCAAGTATATTATCATTAAAATATTTTTCTGGTTTTTCTAGCACCTGGTATATGAATAGGGATTTTGTTTCTTCATAAGTTAATAACTTCTTTGAAGGGGAGCACGCTAATATTTCACGTTTGAAATTTTCTTTTGGTTCTGTTTTAAGTAATTCTAACAGTTCTTTATTAGAACCCCAATACGTTTTCCAATCTGATTCTTTGACTACTTGCTTGTACGTAGGTTTACGTCCTGATTGTCCCTCGTATACTGCTAAATCTCTTTTTGTTAATTTAGCTTTACGAGTAAATTGAAGTACTTTTTTACCTATATAAGCTTTATCGCTTGGAATGTGAGTAATTCTATATGTGAATCCAAAAGTTAAGGGAGGGAAATCCTCAATTGAGGTCATTACCTCGCCTTTATAATACCAATCCATAAATTATCGGTCTAAGTTAATATAGAAGGTAGTGTCTGTTGTTCTTGAAAGTGGGTAAGGTTGTGACAATTTTCCAACAGCTAATAAATTTTGATATTCATCATATAAACCTACTGTAGTAGCATAAGGTTGGAAAAAACTACCTGTTACAAAATCATATACAGTTCCGTTTGTAGAACCTGAAATGATTGAAGGGTTTTGAGAAAAGTTAAATTCGCTTTCTCTTACTGTTGCTTTATATTGTGTTTCGAAAATTTTATATGAACTAGAGAATGAACAAGTTACATCTGTGGCTCTAGTAAAATCGTTTATATTTAAAGGTGAGTAAGCATCCTCATCAGTTATAGTAATAATACCATGTTGATATATAATATTACCTACTATACCTCCATTTATACTACTACCACTAATTATAACATTACCTTCTCCATCATCTGTAAATAAGACATTATTAGTATTATCTTCCCATGTAAAAGATTCAGGTTGGATATAATCACCATATAAACGGGAAGGAATTGAAAATACTCCTATTTCAACATTAGAACTCGTTGGATAATACCTTGATTGAGTTAATGAAGTTTGAAGATAATTATAATATCTACCTTGTGAACTTGAAGATCCTATAAGAACATTCCCGGCTTCATTTTCACCAGGAAATATACTAGATGTATAAGGTGAACCACCTGTTTCTGAGGTTAAATAATTTGAATAATATAATTCTTTAATTGAATTATAAAGTAAATTTCTTCTTATACCATTATATTGTCCAAATTGAGTAGTAACATCACTATTTCTCCCTTCATATGTCCAGATTTGAACATCAGGATCACCGAAGGAAGAAGAATAGAAAGTAAAACCCTTGTTAACCTCAAATGGGGTAACAATTACATCAGATGTTAAAAATTGTTTGAACGCTGCCATTCATTTTAGAAATCTAGCTTAACTCTAATAAGAGCTTCTTTAGTAAAGTCTTTAATTAACGGAGTTGATAATTTAGCTACAGCTAATAACTCACTAGCATTATTATATAAACCTACAGTAGTAATATAAGTTTGAGGATTATTAATAAATTGAGAATATAATACTTCACCAGTTGAACCTGAAATAAATGATGGGTTTTCAGAGTAGTTAAATTCAGCATTTCTAGCTCTTACAAATATAAAATCAGATGATAATGTTTCTTTTGAATTTAATGTAAATCCATTACCACTAGCTCCTGCTGCATTAAATGAATCAAAAATTAATTCTTGGTTATAGTCTGCAGTATCAGAATTACGAGCTGTTCCTAAAACAACACCACCATCAGCAAATGCTCCATCTAATGCTACCCCGTTTAATAAAATTAAACCTACATCAGGTAAAAACCAACCATAAGATCCTGAATTGGAAGTCCAACCATTAGTATTAACACCTGTATAAACACTTCCTGCTGAACCTGAAACTAAATTAAATCTTCTACCAGCATCTGTA